AGTGCTTTGAAGAAATCAATCAAGCAAGCCATGTGGCGCACAAATCGAAATGTTCAAGATGATGTGAACAGCATGTCTTTCATAAGTGAGGACACAAAGAATGACAAAACATACGTTTAAACTATCTGATGTTACGGAAGATACTAGGGAACTAGCCCGTACTGCATTAGGTTATGACTGGAACTATTTCGCAGATGCTGAGACAATTCTTTTCGGTAGTACCGATGAGACTGCCTTCAGGATGCAGAACATGACTCCCGGTACTGGTATCTCTACTGGTACAGGCACAGTCTACAAGGCTAATGTAACCGTTGCAGGAGATTTGATCAAGACTGAAATTCTCATAGATTTGACTGGATTGAATTCAGGAGATGCTGACGGGGATATTATTGGTGTAGCTGATACAGCTAACTCCCATTTTGGTCAGATTACTGCTGCTTTGAACGGCACAATTATCGCAGGGCATCTCGAATGTTTCGAGTCCCCTACTGGTGGTGAACCTGACATTGATGTATACTCAGCTACAGAAGCTACCGGAACAGAAGAAGCTCTTGTCACAGGCTTAACTGAGACAGCTTTGCTGGCAACCGGGGCAGACTGGACGTTGACCAAGCAGAAGATGGCTCTTACGGCACTTCCTGCTGCTGATGAGTATTTGTACCTAGCTGCTTCTGGCGGCTCTACAAATAATACATACACCGCAGGAATCTTCCTGCTTACACTTTACGGTCAAGAAGCGTAAACAATTAGATAGCCACCCCCCAAATTAGGGGGTGGCTACTAAAGATAGGGGTAATATATGGCATCGTCTGACCCTTCGGAAGTAAAATTAGCGGTTTACGCAGAGCGCTTAGATCGCTATATAGAAACGCAAGCGGCTTTGAACAAGTCGCTTGTTGTAGGTTATAATAATATACAGAATGAAGTTGAGGACATCCAAGTATGGCGAAGTAAAATATATGGAATAAAAACAGCCTTTGTTGCTGTTGGATTCCTTGTCGTACATCTAACCCTAATCATTGGCTCTCTTGCGGGAATCAGTTGGGTAAACACTAAATAGGAGAATAGTATTGTCAAATCAAAGAAACCATGAATGGGCTAGTTGGGAAGTTGATCCCAGCACTCGTACTAATACACATGCCTTTACGAAGTACTATCCTTTTAGAGATGCCTCAGTAGCTAACGATGCGGTTACTACCATCCTATCAGTAGATCGAGGAGTACCTTCAGTAAACCTTGTAACTAACCCATCCATTGAAAGCGCCACGCTTTCAATGTACACAGTTTCTACAGGGGCAACATCAGGTTCGGGGTCGGCAATCTCGCAGAGTTCGTCTCAGGCTTCAACGGGGTCTAACTCATTGTTAGTAAACCCTGCTAACCTTGCAGCAGAAGAAGGATTTTTCTGGACAACCCCCAGTATGGCTGGGGCGGGACACAACAACCAGTCGTGGTTAGTAGCTTCGGCTGAAGCTTACGGAGCGTCTGATGATGTAGAACTAGTCATTCAGAACTCTTCTGGGGTAGACCTTGCAACAAGCTCCACCCTTACGTTATCCACAAGTTGGACACAGATGAGCGTAGTATATAAACTCCCGCCAGCGGGGGCTGCTTACAGGGTGGCAGTTCGTACCGCCTCCCAACACAACACCAACTTTTATGTAGATAAAATCCATGTGGAAGAAAGGCGTGGGGACAGTAACATTCCCACTTATGTTGATGGGGCGCAGGGATTGAATTACGAATGGACTGGAACGGCTAACGCTTCTGCATCAAAACGCCGTGCAGGGATTTCTGTAATCCGTGGAATCAAACTTCGGAATGAATCTGCTACGGCAGCAGATATTATATACATAGGATTAGATTGTGATGCTTCCGCTACTACTGGAATTCCGGTACTAGGTGGAGACACATTTGAAACTAACTGGCCTATAGATTTTAGAAGTAAGGTGACAGTTTTAGCGGCGCAAAATACCCCAGCGGCTCACGGAGTAATCTGGGGGATTCACCAAGGATAAATATATGACTTTGGTTATTGACTCGAATAGAAATATGTACGATCTTATTGCCGATGATGCGGAAATTATTTCGTTAGAGAAAGCATCGAAGCGTCCTCTTGATAAGGAGGACATTTCAAAAGCTTTAGATGAATACAAACGACTGTTCAAGGCAGGGATAAGTTCGCCCGGAGAGCTAATGACTCTAGCACGAGCGTATCCAGATAAGAAAGAATACATACAGGCGGCACGAGATAAAGGATTATTTGATGATGGTGGGGAACCAATGATTGTTGGAGGCCCCGCCTCTGTGGAATTAGTAGACCGTGAGGGCCATCTAATCACGACCAAAGCTTTATCTAAAGCCTTTGATAACTATATGGATAATTTCCGCACTAGGAACACGATGGTATTACATTCCGATGTCCAAGTAGGTTGGGCTTTACCAGCGTACATCTCTAAGGCGGGAAATATATATAAGTCTGGGGTTGACCCTGACGGTTTGTTCTTCATCACGGAATTACGAGGGGACACCCGTATTGCTAAACGAGTTATGGAACAGATAAATGATGGCAAGCTAAAGTCCTATAGTATTGCGGGGAGTGCTACAAAGACCCAGAATATTCAAAAGGGTATGGAATCGTACATGCAAGTAGATGACATGGAACTGGCAGAGGTTACCGTTTGTGAGAAAGGGGTCAACCAAGGAGCCAATTTTGATATACTTAAAGCTGAGGGGGGGCGACCTACTAAGTCCTGTATTGATGGGAGTTGCCTTATGAAAAGTGAACACCCCCACACACCTACAACTTTGTTCGTAAAGCAGGACGGGGACATAGATTTCTTATCCTCCCTAGATAACCTTTTGAAAGCGGACAACCCTTTCACTAAGACTGGTAAAGATGACACCCCTATCTTGGGAACGGATGCGTACCGTAAACGAGAACAACTACACCACAGGTTACTTGATGAGCAAGGTTTCCCTAGTGAGTTGGAACCGGAACAAAACCGATACATTCCAGTATCCGAAACTGAAGTAGATGATGACGGTAAAATTGTGCGGCAGAAGCCACCGTGGACAGTGAATGAAGCGGGAGAAGATTTAGGAACACGTTGGACTAACGAGGCTCTGACCTCTCCTAAAGCGGGGGCGATTAAAGACAAACCATATAACTTACAAAAGTTTACGGGGCTTACAGGGCAACGCAAGAAGGCTCTAATCATAGAAGGGTACGACTCTGCGACCGATGCGTTCTTTCAGAAAGAAACGGACGATGAGGAACCAAAAGAGATAAGGAAAATCCTACCTATATTAATGGCTATTGGTAGGGCGGTAGCTCAAAGTGCTGCAAAAGGTGGTGTGAGAGGCACGGCGCAAGCGGCTGCCAAGCAGGGAACTAAACGTGGTGGGCGTGGGCGTGGCAGAGGTATGGGGGATGGGGGCGGTGAGGAAGAAGAAGCTTCAGAAACTCCAGCTCCACCTTCCGATATGGGAGCTAGAGTTAGGTCTGGAATCAAAGCCGATTACAAATCGACTATAGCCAGCCTAAACAAAGCCCATGATAATGTTCAATACATGATGACCGACGATCAGCGTACATCATCCATCCCGACTATGTGGCGAAGAAAGAATGTAGCTTCTGGGGAACCAAGTATAATTCCAGTATTATTAGATTTAACTAGGGCAACAACTACTAAAAAATCTGATGACTGTGGTTGTGATTAATAGTATAATAAAGGAGGACACACATGAGCGAATGTAAATGTGGTGGTCAATGCAACTGCTAGTAAGGAGGAATCTTCGTGCAAGGTATTATTGCTAGGGTTACCGTAATACTTCCACTGGTTGTGGGAGTTGTGTTTGCGATAGCACTAGATTTATTGGATGATCTTATGGGAATTCTAACCGCCGTTAAGGACGGGAAGATTACAATCGAGGAACAGGAGGCTATTGATACGAGAAGGTCTAACAGACGTTGGGCTGCACTTAGAGCATTAGCTGGTAAAGCTCCATACTTT